CTCACCACCCCTGCTGCCACAGAATCCTCTGCACCTCACTGCCAAACCACGGATAGGCCACCGACCACACCCAGTACCCAAACAGGGCTGCCAATGCCCACCTCAGTGCCTCGTCAGCATCCATCCCGCGCGGCGGACCACTAAATCTCAAGCCCCACATCATGTCACCTTCTGTCCAGCAAGCTGCTCCATCCGTACCCTTGCCCTCACCAAGGCCCTCACCAAGGTCAGCCTTCCGCGCCGCTTCCAGACCAGCCTCGATCACATGCCTGAACTCCTTACTCCCCCCAAGGGCCTCGAACAACACCTTAGGCTCCTCACCACCCTGCTCACCAAGCCATCTGACCATGTCCTCAATAAACGCAGGCGCAAAACTATCCAGCAATCCCGCACTAAGGTTGCCAGCCACCGGCAGCATGCCTGTCTTAGCGGCCATTCGCCACCCCCACATTCTCACGCACTCCTGAGCGGTCCGAAAACTGCTTACCATTGACAAATACCCGCCAGCACGCATGCCCACAAAAGGCAGGCAACAACCGCACCACCGCCTCATGCAGCCCATCCTCACCAGGCAACAGGTGCCAAAACCGATAGAGTGTGTCGGGCACCCTTCCACACTGTTCACACTGATGCTGATTCCTATTGACCTCAGCCCTCATGCACTTCGTCACCGTTAGAACGTTATCCACTGCCGTCACCTCCTGACACCTCGGCCCCTGACGGTCAACAACCACTCCCACAACACCCCAACCAAGGCAGCCACCGCAAACCCCACGATGGTCCACATGTTCACATTCGTGACCGTCACCTCAGCACCAACCTCTGAGCCTTCCCAATGCCCAGAGTGCTATACGCACCATACCTCTTAAAGTGTCTCGCACACACAAACCCCCACTGGCCTCCATAAAGCTCGACCAACTTGGCGTCAAACTCAGCCAGCGTACCATCCTCGCACAAACAACACTGCGGAATCTCATCCACCGCCACAACCGTGTTGCTGTGTCTCTGTGGCGTTTCTGGTGAACCACCTGACCATGTGAGTGACATGCACGTCCTCCTTTTGAGCACCATTGACTAGCGGTTGACCAGCGAGCGCTCACAGCGAACCCCTGTCACCAGGCCCACTGTCAACACTCACTTCATCACGGTGCTGGACAGGAGACCACCACAAACTCTCCCTTCACATCGACCTTCGGACTGGCATCTTCCTTACAACTGATGAGCACCTCCCTCGGGCTGAGCCTGACCGTCTTATAGAAAGCAGGTACCCGGTCGGCCACCGCAGTACTCACAACCACCAGCATGCCCAACAGCAACCACTTGACCTTACGTGTCATACATATGTCTCCCTCTGTGAGCACCCTCTAGCACACCCTCAAAAGTGCTCACGGACAGGCTGACCGCGTCCCTTTAGCTACCTTCTGTGCACCGTATGCTACACAGACCGGCGTGCATCGCAATCAGCCCTACCGTCAGCACTTCACGAACCTCACAACTTCAGAAGGTCCTGACGAGTGCAAACCCTTCGATGCGCCTAATCTTCGGATGCACCGACGCCTTCGCTGCTGCCAGCGCCTGAGCCACAGACTGGCGCACCAACTTGCGTATGCTAGTCCTAAACATCATGACCGATGTCCTCCTTTCGTTCAGATTCAACACAGTACCAGTACTCTCATGAGTTTAGCCCATTTGCGCTGTGCAAAACTCTGCTTTGCTACTCTCAGCACCAAAAAGCCTGCAAAAGCCTCACAAAACGCATCCCCTTGCCAGCAAAGCACATCCTAGCCCGCTACCGAAACGCAAATTGCTGAAAAATCTAGCCAAAATCGCGCACCATTCATAACACCTACCCTCACAGGGGCACATGCCATCAATGCTGCGGATGAGAGCCGTAACGCTTGTCGCGCCTGTCTCGCGTCCAACGACACAGGTTGAGAAGTCATACGTGTCTGTATGCTCCCGGCTCGCACTCTCATCACACAACACAATCCACAAAAATCGCCTGATATACACCATGCCTCTACACCATTGTATTGCGCTCGCCGGTATCGGTACGCTCAGGTTGCCACAAGAGCACACACTCACCAGGTCCTCGCACAACCTTGACAGTTATGAGGTCATGTCCATTCTCAGACTTGTATGGTGTTGCGTACCCCGCCATGGAGTGCGTCCCGTTACTGCGTGTGTTGCATGAACTACAGGTCAAACCCACGACACACATCGGTCACGGCCTCACAGGCGCCTTCAACAGCGCGCCCGCTAGCAACGCTCACCTAGGGTTATCGGCCTACAGGAACCGCAATGCGTCTCTCGTTTGTTGGCAACTACAGACACGCACGCTAATGTGGAGTGCTGTGTACGGTCTGTCGCCTGCCCTGCTGCATCACAGGGAGTAGGCCGCACAGATGACGGACACAGGTCCACTTCCTGATTGACTCTCCATCGTAGGGGCTTTTGTTCGCCAATGCGCCCGAGAGGGCACACCTGAACACATGGGAGCTATGCTCCCAAACGGGGACGTTTTGCGTCCCCGAAGCACCATACCATCGGCTGTTCACAGCCATCGAGTTTCCGTTAGCGCGGGGGTCTTGTTGTGTGGTGCCGCCTGTCCAGTCCTGCTCAGGGGCTTGTATGGTGTCGTGCGCTTGCTATTCAAGCGCGTCCATGACCCTCACAACAGTTGCCGCTACCATCTTGTCTGCCACTCTCACGGCTTGTCTAGGGCCGTTCACCTGGTGAGCCAAGTCTAGCACTCACCCCGGCAGTGACGAGTCTCTGTTACCTCACGACGCTCCAACCTAACCCTACACGTCACTGGCAATCTAGGGCCGCTTATCGAGCCAACCCAACCATGCCAGCGTCCCGCTCAGGGGAGCGCACGCGGAGAAGCACGTCAACCGCCCATGCCCTCCCGTGCACGCTCTCGCACGCTTTGCGAATGGTTCAAAAGGTTACAGAATGGGTGAAAAGGTAACATCAAGGGGGCAACCGTGCAGGCTGCCCCTGTGGCAGAATGGACACACCCTGTGGTATTTCAGACACGCAGATAGGCGTTCAGCCCAAGAATCACAGGCCGCCCGTCCATGTTGATGCCCGTCGCCTGATTGCCATGAGTGCTGGCGATGACCAGAGTCTTTCCAGATGCCGATGCTTTTGCTTCCTGCAACGGAATCGTCACTGTGAGTGTACCCTTCGCTTTGTCGATAACGCAAACCATGGTGATTCTCCTTTGTCAGGGCGCCGACTTGGCTGTCCCGCATGCCTGAAATTCCCCGTCCGTGAAAAACACGAACGCAAATGCCTCTTGCAAAGCGCATGCCAAAACGCAAGTCGTTCAAAACGCGCAAGTTAACAAAAAGTGTCCACGAAAACTTTTGCCACTTTGCGGAACAAAAGTGCCACAAATGTGCAACCCTTTTCCAAAGTTTGTGAGTACTAGTACAATTTCGCTAGTACGCTCAGTACTCTCATTACCCGCTCGCGCGCCCGCGCGTACACGCACACTATGTGCCACACAGTGTGCCCACCTGACCACACCCTCTCGCAAACGTTCACCCCACCAGGGCACCCCATCACCTCACACGCGACCCACGCACGCACACGCGAGCTTGCGGCGAATTTTCTATCCTGGTCTACGTAAAAATTCTCTGGGAATATCTAGCTAAGCGTAAGTTGTTGAGGTGGTGTTACTTAGTTGGTGGCGTTACTTAGCCCGAAGGTGTTCAATGTAGGGCCACATGAGTAGTCCGATCACGGTCCCTATCAAGGTTAGAATGTACAAGATAGCTCGCCCTGTAAGTAGGGCCAACTCCTTTAGTGTCATTCACTCGGCCTCCTTTCTGACTAGCGGGAAGTTTTCACCATCTTGGGTCCACCAGTCACATAACCACTTTGGGTCCACCCCGGAGATGTCGGTTTGAGGTGACCTGAATATCTCGCACACACCAAAGCCGTCGACTTGACGTGAATAAAAGTGCAGACAATTCTCGCACCGGTACTCCGAGCCACGGGGTGCTTTGCGATAGCCGACCTCATTAGCGTTGAATTTCTCAGGCCGGTCGGCCATCATCTCATCATAGTCAGCCTTGGTTATTGGGCTGCCCTGCTCGGGGTCGTCCCGGCCATCGCGCTGCTTGAGCGCGTGCGAGATTCTCTCGGCACGCTCGGAGTTTTCGGTCACTTTTGCTCCTCCCGCCCTTGGCACCTAGAGCGCTCATCTTGGCCTTGCGCAGGGCGATGCGGTCGTCGATGACCTCTTTGATGAGCGGAAGTTGCCGTTCATCCATGCGAACCATGTTGACAACCTCCTGCTTTGCGAGATAGTATGCCCGCATGTTTACCCCGTCAAGGGAAAAAGTCGAAGCTGCTGAACGTTACCTCGCTGAAGTCCGCTCTCACAAGCGTGGTTGGCAAAGGGCCAAAGGCGGCGGTCGCCAGCGCACCGGCAAACCTTTATGGCGCCAGTTCCCAGAGAAGTGGCACCCTGAAGCGCAAGCTCGCTTGAACTACCTAATCAACAAATACTGGCATGAACACGGCCACGGCCCATCACAAGGCAAGTATGCTTCACTGGTCGGCAACGTGGTCGATTGGATTCTGAACTGCCGCATGACTCACCGACGTTGGGACCACCACCAGAAACGTCATAACGCCCTCATGGTGCTTGACCCCTCGAAGCACATTCGCAATCCCATGGACCGCACCGGCTTCACTCCGCGCACCACCAAGGCCCGCGCCTCGCAAGGAAACTTGACAGGCATATAGAGAAGGGAGTACCTTTCGCACCATGGAACCACCCCGCTGCCCAAATTATAAAAGGGGCACCTGCGAACGCAACGACCCGGTGATTCTCAGCGACTCAGGCGACCACTGGCAATTTGGCTGCCGCACCTGCCGCTGTGGTTATGTGGTCACCAAGCCGGTCGGCAATGGCCGTGCTCAATGGGAACTGGAACTAAAACGCCGCAAAGAACTCGCTATGACCCCTCGCGACAAGAAAATCTTCTACGCCCCACGCAAAGGTTGGGCCGCATGACGACACCGACACTCGCGCGAGTTGGACTTTGCCCGACAAAGTACTTGGCCTAAACCATGAACGACACCTTCACCGCCACCGCCGCAAACATCGCCGCTGACGCCGTCAAGCCCAAGCGCGCACCGCTCACCGAAGAACAGAAAGAAGTCCTGCGCAAACGCCTCGATGTGGCCCGCGTCAAGCGCAGCGAAATGGCCAAAGCTGGCCTGCTAAAAAGGCCAACCCGCTCGCCTAAACCAAAACCGCAGAACCTCGCGAATGAGACATTGACCCCCGCCAGCACCTTCACCGTCTGGTCCGACGACGACTGGCGCGCCGCCCCCTTCGACCAAGCCATGCAACGCCTCCGGGACCTCACCGCCGACCGCGAACGCGGCTCCAACCTCGTCACCCAGCGCCGAGCCGACGAACACATCGGCAACGTCTACCACTGCATCGTCTGCCGCAAACTCGTCCCCGACGGACGTTGGATATGGAAAAACGACCGCCGCGACCCCTTAACTAACATGTACACCAGCGACGTGCTCTGCTCGCAAATCTGCCACGAACGCTTCAGCAACAACGTGAAATTCTATATGGACCGCGCTAAGGGTGTGTCGTGAACCTCACGAATGCTATAACACTACTCGCCAAGCTGCCCATCAAAGACCGTGACACGGGTAGAACAATCAGGTTCAAACTGAACGCCAACCAGCAAAAATCCATGCGCATGCTGGAAGAACAATACGATGACATCGGCATGTGCCGCACCATCATCCTCAAAGCTCGACGCGTGGGCATGTCCTCACTGATGGACTCTCTCGGCCTTCTCCACTGCCTCGCCCGCCCTCAGGCCCACGCCAAAATCGTCGCCCACCTCCAGTCCACCGCCGAGGGCCTCTTCCGCGTCCCGCGCGACTTGGTTTCCGGCCTCCCTTATGGTAATACAGTCGTAGATGTCCGCACCCGGCGCATCATCGTCCCGCACCCCGACGGCGATTCTATCCTTGACATTTCAACAGCAGGTTCTGTCATCGGCGGACGTGGCCTTACGCTATCATTTGTGCACCTGTCCGAAGCCGCTTTCTTCCCTGGGGAAGACTCCTTCTTGTCGCTGCTGCCTGCTGTGTCAGACGGCGACGACACCTTTGTCGCGATTGAATCAACTGCAAACGGCCGTGTCGGCCCTGGTAAAGCGTTTTATGACTTCTGGAATAGCGCAGTCGCTGGCAAGAACGGCTACGTCCCCATCTTTCTCCCCTGGCTCGACGACCCCGCCTGTATCCGACCCGCCGACGAAGCCGCCGACGCTCCTGCAAGCGACATCGAACGGGAACTCATGCGCGACTTCCACGCCACCAAACCACAAATTGCCTGGTTCCGCCGCACACTAGAGGACAAGTGCCAAGGTCTGCTGCCGAAAATGATGCAGGAATATCCACACACTCCCGAAGTAGCCTTCGTCGCTTCAGGCGACCCGGCCTTCCCCCGCGAAGAAATCATCTACGTTCGCTCGACCTGCGAGAAGCCCCTCAAGCGTGGGCGAGTCCGCTGGGACCCCGCTCTAAACCGTGTCACCTTCGAGGAAGTCAGGAACGGCCTGCTCCACATATGGCGCCCCCCTGAGCTGCGCCACTACTACTACGTAGGAGCCGACGCCGCCACCGGTATCGAAGACGGCGACTTTGCCGCTTACGTAGTCTTCGACGGCACCACTGGCGAACAAGTAGCCCGCTACGCCGACCGCATCCACCCTGAGCACCTAGCCGACCAACTCAACCTCATCGGCCAGTACTACAACAAAGCGATGGTAAACATCGAACTGACCGGCAACCTGGGCCGTCACGCCTTGAAAGTGCTGCGCGATGATTACCGTTACAATAACTTCTATATCTGGAAAGGTAAAGACGACCGCAAGCCTGGCGCGCGCACCGGCCTCCCCTTGATCGGCTGGGAAACCACATCCGCCTCACGCCGCAAACTATTCGACACCTTCAGGGCCGGGGTCCGCTCAGGCATGCGCAACGAAGAAGGAGGTCTAGCGATCTACGACGATGCCCTCGTGCAACAGATGGACAATGCCACTTTTTATGAAGGCTTCATGTGGGAAGTCGAACGCGGCAACGACGACATCCTATTCGCCGCTATGCTGGGTGTCATCGCCATGTCCCAATGGCCCCCGCCACGCGTCACCAACCGTTCCCGCAAACCCGACATCGACGACAGTGCCGCCTACTCCCCGCTCGGCGCCATGGGCATTCGCCCGCAAGAACCTGTCGAACTGAGCCTGCGCCGCCACTATCAATTGACGATGCGAGCCATGCGTTCCCGCTCCGGCCGCCCGTCAGGACTGGAAGGTATATGACCTTAGCTTGGCCCGCATCCCCCGCACCATCCTCGGCACCCCAATGCATCCACTGCCACAGCGACATGTACCTCGTTACCCACGACGAACCACAAAAACAATGGCGCTGCATCAACTGTCAACCCTTACCACCCTCACCACCAAAGGAGGACCGCCATTCCAGCCCATGACCGGGGACGCGCTCCGCTCGATGCCTACCTGGGCCGCCTTCTGCTCGCCGCCGTCAAGGCCGCCGGTGGCTCTCTCAGCATCCCCTGTAGCACAATAGATTCAGTTGACAACGACGAACACCTAGTGAAAGATTACGATGCGTCCGCCAACGCCATCGTGCTGCGCTCCTGTGGCCGTTTCACAGAAGTGTGGCAGGTCCGACCAGAGGCAGCACAATGGATAGACCAGAACAAGAGCGCGGACGCAGCAGCCGCAGCAGCTCGTTCCTCGATAAAGACGGACGACGAGCTGGCAGCATTGGAAGAGAGGCTGATGAGGAAGCCCTTCAGGCGCTCAGTCCAACCGAGACCAGCGAACGAGCCGCTTCAGTCCTGAAGGAAATTGGCGACGAGTTCAACCGTCTACGCGAGGGTTCTCGCACCACCGCGTTCGGCTCATTGCAGAAAAAGTTGTGGGCACATGTCGACGTGCTCGTCCCTTCGACGGTCACCCTAAAGGACTTCATCGGCCTCAGCATCGACATCGAATCCTTCATCAAGTCCGACACCGGCACCACCACCGAAGAACCTCTCGAAGTGTTCCGCAAGTTCCTAGACAGCCCCGACAAAGCACCTCTGCCGAAGAAGGTTAACTAATGGCCGTTACCACCTTCGTCAGGCGCAAGACCGCCGAAGAAAACCCCGACCTCGTCATCATCCGCCAGCTCGACGAACTGACGCGCCTCTCCCAAGAGGAGCGTGACAAACAACTCGGCACAGGATTCTTCGGCGACCTGCGCCGCTTCTTCGCCATGGACTCTGCCACGCAAGCCTGGACCAGCCCCAACTTCCGCCCGCGCATCCAAATCCCCGACCTGCAAATCGCCTTGCTGAACGAAGCCACGGACATCAGCGACGCCTCACCACGCATCTTCCTGCTCAAGGACGGCAAGCGTGACGCACCTCGCGAAACCGCCTTCCAAGAACATTGGAAGCAAATGCACTTCAACAACCGCCTGATGGAAATAGACATCTGGGCCTTGTTCGCAGGCACCGGCTGGATAGAATCGCGCGACCCCGACACTGTCTATCCCGACCCTGCCAGCCGCGACCCGAAAAAGTGGCTCTACGTCCAATACGTCGACATCATGTACATCGACGAAGTACGCAAGCGCTGGCCCGAGCGTGGTTGGTCCGTCCGCCCCCGCAAAGGTTCCACCTTCTCGATAGGGACCTCTGAGGTCTCACCCAGCTTCCGAATGACCCCCGGCGCAATGCGCTACGCCTCCGCCTATGGCGGCAACCGCCAGCCCGAACCGAACCCTCTTGTCACCGTCCGTCACACCTTCATCCGCGACTTCACCACCGAGGAAATCTCCAAAGAAGAACGAGAACGCATGGCCGAACAACTCGGCCCGCTCGTAACGCCTCCAAAGCACAAACCCAAGTGGCCCAACGGCCGCTACCTGATCGACTGCGAGGAGGTACTGCTTGCCGACGGTGAGAACCCTTATCCCATGGGCCGTTTTCCTATTGTGCCTTTTCATGGCATGCCTTCTCTGGGCAGCTTTTGGGCGCCGCCGGGCATCCGCTATACTCGCGGCTTGCAGTTCCTGGCTGAGCGCATGCTCACACAAACCTTCGAGAACGCTGTCCGCCTGAACAACGGTATCTGGTTCATTCACGAAGACACCGGCATCTCGGCTGACGACTTCGGGGGCATCCCTGCTGAAATCCGCGTAATCAACCGAGGCAGTCAATTTCCAGAAGTAAAGTGGCCCAACGCCATGCCGCAACACATGACCGCGCTGCCCGAAATGCTGCTCACCAAACAAAAAGAACTCCTCGGCATGCAAGGCGCCCGTGGCGGCCAGCAAGGGCAAGGCAACACCTCTGCCGACCTGGCCGACTACACCGCCAGCGAATCCTCGCGCATGACCCGCCTGCGCATGCGCATCCTGAGCGAGTCCGTACAAGACCTCTCGGAGATGGTCTTCTACACCATGGCCCGCTACTACGACGATTACCGCTTCCCGAAGTTCGACAACAAAGGCGGCAGTGACCTCATCACCTGGTCCTCGATAGCCACCATCTACGATGACTACGACATCTACCTGGACCCCGCATCAACCCAAGCCATCAGCGCTTCGAGCATGCGGCGATTGGTCCTGGCCCTGCTGGACAAGGGCCATCTGCCATTGAAATATGCGCTGGAGATGCTAGACATTCCTGGTCACCAAGAAATAAGTGAGGTCCAAGAGCAACAAATGCAGTTGTCCGCTTTGACGAAACTGAAAAGGCCGCGCTGATGGACAAGTCCGCAGAGTACGCACAACGCAAACGTGTGAAGTACCACACTGACGTGGCACACCGCAAAACGATTCTTGCGCGCAATACAGCTTGGCATAAAGCCCACCCTGAAAAGCTAAAAGTGTACCAACGTAAGTGGTATGCCAAAAATGCAAAAAAAGTTCAGCGGAGGCAAAAGGCTTGGCACGAAGCTCTGAGGGACCGGGTGTTTGCGGCATATGGGTACAGGTGTAAATGTTGTGGTGAGACTGGCAAATGGTTCCTCACCATCGACCATGTGAATGGTCGTAAAGATGCTACCCATAAGAGGCATATTACAGGGTGGACGCTCTACCGCTGGTTAGAGCGGCACGGGTATCCACAAGATGAGTTCCGTTGTCTGTGTTTCAATTGCAATTGTGCTCGTGGAATTCTTGGTTACTGCCCTCATGAGCGCGAACGATGAGCACCCCTCAACACACCCTCTCACCCGCGCCTCCGTGGCACATCTGTGTCGGCATCCGTTGGCTTTCCGTGAAAGAAGCCGCCATCGAGTGGCGCCGCAGCAAGCGCACCATCCAAGTCTGGTGTGAGAACGGCACCCTCATCGCCGCCGGTAACCGTGTGTATAGAGACCTTACTGGTCGCCTCTGGATAGGTGTCCCCACGCAGGACGCGCAGCACCTCGCTGAAATCTCTTGACACCACCGTACCAGTACCCCCAACCTCACAACGTGAGCACCTCTACAACCACCGAACGCGTCCGCCTCTGTCTAACCAAACAAGACGAATGCTGGATTGCCCAATACGCCATCGACGGCCATCTCTGTGTCCCCTTCTACGTCCACGAATCGACCCGCCGTCAGTTCCGTGACGAAGCCTCATTCCTGCACTTCGTCGAACAGAAAGCTGTTGAGATGCTCGACATGTACGGCCCAAGCGACAAGAGGGTGAACTAGTGCGCGAAAAGAATAAACGCCGCAAAGGCGGCCGCAAGCACGGCCGCTACTGACTTTTGTAGAAGTGCCCGGCAGCAGGTCTCTCTGGTTGCAAAACTGGGTGCGCTGCCGAGAAAGGAGACCAGATGTTCACAGAAAAGAACCGTCGGCGTGGTCGTAAGCATGGCCGGAAGTAACTGAACCAAGGCAGCACACAACTGAATCGCGAGGGGGGCACTGGGGGGAAGACAGACCGGCGCCCCTTCGCACCAGTTGCCGAAAGGGGAACAACATGGCAGTTCGCCTAAACTCACCTCTCTACGAAGACGGCCCTTGGCTCAAGGACCCTATCACTCCTGACATGTTCCGCAACCGTCAAATCGGCACTCCTGGCGAGGTCCGCCTTCCCGACTTCCCCAAGCAGTCTCAAGCCCGTGGTGGCAGTCGGCGAGTTGACCCTTCGCCGAGTGTGACCTCTGTCCATAAGACACATCCTTCGACTCAATACGACGACTCCGGCAAGCGCAATCCCAAGAAAGGCGGCAACCGCTAAATCATCATGGCCGACCCGTTGGCAGACCGCTTCCCAACGCTGTTCTTCGACATTCAAATGGTCGAGCAGCGTAACGCCAAGCCAGTCCCCTCGCTGGTAGAAGTCGTCACCGCTATTCTCAAAGCCAACGGCATGACCAACAACGCGCCCGGCGCCGCCACCGATGTCGTCAACGCCATTCAGCAATACAACGCCAGGTCAACACCTGGCAAATAAAGGAGCACCAAAATCATGGGAGCACACGCAGAAAAGAATCCTCTGGACACTGGCCACTACCCGGACATCTCCACCCCCTTGCAGGTAACCGCTGCTGGTCCCGACCCGCGCCCCGGCATCTACCACGA